AAAGCTGCAAAATATGAAAAAGGGATGGAAAATGGATGGGTAATCGAATTTTGTGGAGAAGATTTCGGTGGGTATGATTTTAAAATATTTAATACTGAAGAAGATGCTATGGAGTATTACACGATGAAGCCACTACATGAAGTTAAATTTATATCCAATGGATTAGAAATAGTAAAAAAATATAATGTCGAGTATGAATTACCTAAACCTTGTTTGTGGCATATCGAAACTAAAAAAGTTGCTGATTTTGATTATAGTTGGGAAGAACAAGTTTACGATATTATCGAGCCTGATAGTTGGATTATGCAGTGGGAAGGAGTAGATGGACTAGGAATTTATAATGAATCTTATATTAATTCAGATTGGGAGTTAGATATACAAATATAAATAAAAGTATTCTTTGCTAGTGTTTTAAATATAACATATAGAACAATATAAGGAGATTTTATTGAAAACTAAATTTAACAAAGTTATAGACGACTGGACAAGAGTAAAGAATCATTGCAGAACAACAGATAATAAAGAATTTACAGACAATGAAGCGACTGATACATTCAAGAAGAAGTTGCTTATATCAGAACATTCTCCTATTAGATTATTAGAGTTTGATTGGAGTTGGAAAGGTATTAAGTATTGGTTGTCGACTGAGTGGTCAAGACATCGCTTTGAAAAATTCATTAGCTCACAGAGAGACGATAGACTAAAAGATGATATCCCCAGGGACAAAAAGACACAAGAGGCATTAGTTAATTTTGACGGATATGCAAACATGCAAAATCTAATAGACGCTTGGAGAAAAAGACTATGTTATCAAGCAACAAAAGAAGCTAGAGAATTAGCGGAAGACTTTAAATCAGAATTACATAATACTCATCCACTAGAGTCAAACGTATTAGTCCCAAATTGTATTTATAGAGGAGGGTGCTGCGAGTTTTCACCCTGTGGTTATTGGAGCAAATTCCTTAAATATTGCGACAAAAATAATCTATACATATCAAACCTGCAAAATCGATATGACGCCTATAATAAGATGTTTCACGAAGAGAGAGGTGATAAATAGTGTTAGTTATCTCAGGTAAAAGTGCAACTGGTAAAGATCAAATAGTAAAAGAGTTGTGTGAGATGGGTTTTTCTCGCATAACAACATTTACAACCCGCCCTAAACGAAAAGGTGAGATAGACGGTGTTGATTATCATTTTCTCAACGTCAAAGATTTTCTTAAAAAATACACCGAAGGATTCTTTATTGAAATTAAATACTATACAACAGCTGATGGTATTTGGTATTACGGATCAAGTCTTGATAGCGTCGAGAATTCTACTGATAATGATGTAATCATTCTAACTCCTAGTGGTGTAAATAAACTTATAAACAAAAATGTAACTCACACAAGTTTTTTGTTAAATGTCTCAGACGATGAAATAAAAAAGAGACAATTGCATCGTGGAGATAATAATACAGAAGCTGAAAGAAGATTTAAAGCGGATATGTTAGATTTTTCATTTGTAGGTCATCTCTACAGGTTTGTAATTGACAATGAAAATAAAACGGCAAATGAAGCAGCTATTGAGATTATAGAAAAATATAAAAGGAGATGATTAAAATAAATAAACTTTATTTAGATTTTGATTGTACAATTGTTAATACAATAGAGAAAGTGGTTGAGCTTTATAATATTGATTATGCAAAATCGGATGGATACAAACCAGTTCACTGGACTGAAATATCCACATGGGGATTTTCCGAATTATCTTTAGCTAATAATGAGATAATTGATAAATACTTTTCAGATGAGAGATTTTTTAGCAATTTGAAATACATGGATAACGCATTTGAAGTAATAAATAAACTTAAGAATAATTATGATATCTATTGTGTATCTATGGGGACTAATGTGAATCTATTTTTAAAGAATATGTGGTTAAAAATGAATCTACCATTTATTAAACTTATTGGAGTAGACATAGATATACACCTAGATAAAAGATGTTTGGATTTATCAGGGGGCATTCTAATTGATGATGTATCTAAAAATCTCTATACCAGTAACGCTAAAGAAAATATTTGTTTTGGAGATATTTATGCATGGAACGAAGATTGGATAGGGAAAAGATGCTTTAATTGGTTTGAAGTAAATAATCACTTGGGCAAGTATGAGGGGGTAGATTATCAAAAAAAATATTGAAATTGTGATAACAAATATCCCTCCTGAGATATCTGAATTTGAACGAAAAATAAACTTAGAAAACTTTTATAATACATATTCAAGGTTACTTGGAATAAACACAATTGGTACTTATGACAAGGAGACAAATACTTTTATTACTAGGACTGCTTTTTAGCAGTCTTTTTTTTATTTAAAAGTTAGTCTATAATGACTGGAGTAAATACGTATGTAACTATAGACTAACTTTTTCGTTGACAAATTGCTTGTATTGATATACCATAATTATATTATAAATGGGGGATTAAAACAATGGAGAGAATAGTAGCTATATATGCAAGACAAAGTCTTTATAAACAAGATTCTGTGAGTATCGAAACTCAAATTGATCAATGTAAAAGTTTTGCAAAAGATAAGAAGATTGAAATATATTATGACAAAGGCTGGTCTGGTAAAAATATAGCAAGACCAGAAATGCAAAGATTAATATCAGACATTAAGGAAAATAAGATAGAAACTGTAATTTCATACAGATTGGATCGTATAAGCAGAAACATAGTTGATTTTGGTAAAATATTAGAATTACTGGAACAATATAAGGTGTCTTTTATAAGCGCAACAGAACAGTTCGATACTAGTACTCCAATTGGAAGAGCTATGATATATATTGTTGCAACATTTGCAGCCCTTGAACGAGAAACAATTGCGCAACGTATATCTGATAATTATAAATTTAGAGCTTCCAAAGGGGTGTCTTTTATGGGTGGAAACACACCTTTTGGATACAGAACTGAAAAAGAATCGATTGAAAGTAAAAAGGTAAGTGTACTAAAAATTAAAGAAGATGAAGCAGATTTATTAAAAAGAATCTTCAATTCTTATACCCATGGTGAATCTATTTTTAGAATCGTAAAAAATCTTAATGAAGAAGGTAAAAGAACAAGTAGGGGAAATTTATTTACTCAAAATGGTATAAAGAGGATATTATCTAATATGACTCCATGCGTGGCAGATGAAAAAATGCATGAATATCTCCAAATTAATGGATATAATTTAACGAACAACATTGATGAATTCACCGGAGAGAACGGAATGTTGTTGTTCTTAAAGAATAAAAACAAAAATAGAGAAACAGAAGTTGAGAGTCAACTATGCGTTGTAGGTATACACAATCCAATAATAACATCAGATATTTGGATAAGAGCTCAAATCATATTAAATGGAAATAAAAATAAAATTAGTGCAAAGAGAAGTCAAAAAACATATCTTACTGGACTAGTAGAATGCGGATCATGTAAGGCTAGTTTTGGTATAAAGACAACAAATAAAAAGAACATGACATATGGATATTATTTTTGTAGAGGAAGAAGTAATAGAGGCGGTTGCAGTAATGACTTGTATCTAAAATATGACGAATTCGAAGATAAGGTTATTGTACAAGTCTTGGACTACTTAAATAATTTAACTTTAAAAGAAACAATTGGACAAGATTTGAACTCACAAAAAGTTGATGAAACTGCTTATTTACTAGAACAAATAGACAACATTATACTTAATATAGGAAAAGGAAATAGTGTAGTTGATGATTTGTTGACAAATAAAATAGTCTCACTTCAGTCAAAAATAAGAGAAATAGAAAAAAATAACAATAATGAAAAATACAAACAGAATAGAAATACCAAAATAAAAAATTTAGTTTTTAATTTCGGTATTTTTGATACATTCAATATAGAAGAAAAGACCACTATAATACGACAAGTTGTAGAAAAAATCATAATTTATGAAGATGGCAGAATTAATATTAGATATAAAATATAAAGAGCAATATAATACCAGAAATACTTAAATTGGTTGTTTGATTTGCATAATAGTAGTCTTAATTATACACATTAACTATATATAACATGTAATGAGGTAAACTATGGACTTGTTTGATAAAAAAAATATTAAACCCATGTTGATTTACGAAATGAAAGAAGCATTTGATTCTGAAGATTTCCTGTATGAAATTAAATGGGACGGCATCAGGGTAATTACTTATATTGATGAAAATTCAGTAGATATAAGAAACAAGAAAAATAAGATGATGCTACCAACACTCCCTGAATTAGCCGAATTAAATAAGCAAGTGAAATGCAAATGTATATTAGACTGTGAACTGGTCGTTCTAAAGGGTAGTTATCCTGATTTTTATGAAGTACAGAGACGATCCGTAATGACTAATCAAATGAAAATTAACATAGCCATGAAGCAATTGCCTGTAAGTCTAATCACTTATGACATACTCTATTACAAGGATCACGATGTGCTATATACTCCTTTAATTGAAAGAAAAAAGTTATTAGAAGAGGCAATAATTGAAAATGAAAGACTTATTGTATCTCGATTTATTGAAACCTATGGAGTAGAATTATATAAACAAGTAGAAGAGAAGAAGTTAGAAGGTATTGTTGCTAAAAGAAAGACAAGTAGTTATTGGCAAGGGAAGAGAAGCAAGGACTGGATTAAGTGTAAAAGAATGTTTACTGATGACTGTATTGTTTGTGGGTATATTTTTAAAGAAAAAAATATGACAAGCCTAATTTTAGGGCAGTATGATGGGGATAAATTGAAGTATAAAGGACACGTAACACTTGGAGTTACTCTTAAAAAGTTGTACCAGCAAGGGTTTAAGCAAATAGAATGCTCCCCGTTCGGATATCAAATTAAGGGGAATGAAAAAGCAATTTGGATAGAACCTGAAAATGTATGCATTATAGAATATATGCCTACAGATAAATCATCGTACAGACAAGCCGTATTTAAGGGATTTAGAGATGATAAACTTGCCAGTGAGTGTCAATTAACTAATTTAAAATAGCCCCTTACTTGGGGCTATAAATTTAAAGAATCCATCAACATCTATGGTAAACTAATAAAAGTAAAAAAATGGGATAGACAACTAAGTCTATCCCTATAAAATCTCTCTTTTATGTTTATTTATTTGCTAACAAAGCAGCAATTGTTTTTTTACCACAGATGCCATCTATTATAAGCTTAGACGACTGTTGGAATAACCTGAGAGAAGTATCTGTAATAGATCCAAACTCTCCATCAATAGTAAGTGTTTTAGTGGCTAGTCCTACCTTTACCTTTGTATATCCAGCCTCTACAAGCTCCCACTGAAGCCACTTAACTGATTCACCAGTCATATTCTTTCTTATAGAAACTAAAGGTTCTTTGTATGGATTTTTAGGTTTTGCAGTTGTTACAACGGGGGTTTTCACTTCTTCATAAGTCAAGATATCTTCAAACAATAGCCAATGAGTCCATTTGGTGTCACTTATTTTTGATTTAATTGTTCCGAAGTTTATCCCCTTTGCTTCGACACAATATGTTCCATCAACTTTTACGCCAACATGTCCAGTCTTCCACAATACTGCACCGATGGGAGCTTTAGTCACATCTTTAATTAGTCCTCTTTTTGTTGCGGTAGAATACATCTGAGCTGAACCAATATTTTTACCAGTAAACCAGGATATAAGGCCAGAACAATCTGTACACACTTTTCCTATAAACTTATTGGCTTTTGCTATGTAAGATGAAGTAAACATGTTAGGATAACTTCTAGCTAGTCCATCTAATTGACTCTTAGTAAATGTACCATATAATCCTTTAGCACCGTAAACATAAGGCACTCCAAGTTTAGACAATGCAAAAACACTTAATTCTTTACCTGATAATTTCTTACTCATATTTTTAATCCTTTCAAACTTTCAAAAAAGTTACATGGGTTTTGTGCTTCGAATATATGCTTCAATAGTATTTCGAATAAATGTATCAAGGTCATTGTATTTTTCAACTATAAGATTTTCAGATTCAATATTAATAAGCTCCTTAGCCTTTTCTATTGCCATATTAAGTGCTTCTTTTTGCTTATCTTGATTAAATGTCCCCTCTTTTTTAAGACTATCAACATAAGTCTGAGACACCGTATCTACAGCATCCATAATAATGTCTGTTACTTGTGTAATCGTTTTTTCTGCATATTTATTATCAATTTGCTGTAATTTTTCTGCACGTACCGCCTTGAGATAGCTAACTCCATATCCAACAATAAGTGGAAGAGAAGTAGTTATGACTGCATATAATAAGTTTTGTAAAAATTCATTCATAGTGAATCCTCCTATAAAAAAAGAGCCTGAATTATGGCTCATCAATAGTTAATTATCTGTTTCAGAAGAATCATCTTCAACTTCTCTAATTTCTTCTTTTTTACCTTTTACCTTAATTGTCTTTATACCTGCCAGCGATATTATTTCTACAGTCCAAAATGCGAAATAGGCAGTTGTGAGAGTAGGAGATATCTCAACTGATGTTACAAATTGTAGTACAAATGAAGCTACGGTATAAACCAATACAGCCATAATAATCCATGGCAATAATGACTTAGCATATGATTTCTCTTTTTTCTTTTTCATAACATTACCTACTTGTTTTTAAAGTACTCTTCAGCTTCTTCGTCTGTATTAAATACTTGAAATGTTTTCATTCTGGGTTCTATTTCGTCACAAATATAACTGTTCCCATCATTAGCTTTATACCTTTCGAGAGCATAATGATAATTTTTCGAATCCTTTTCAAGAATGTATCCCTTTTGAAGAGTAAGTTTATATGTATCATAAATTTTATCTCTAAAAATAACTTGATTATTCTTTTTATTTTCCGAAACAAAATCTGTTAGGACGGATGAAACATTATCTATCTTTGATGACATTGATTCTATTATTTTAGAATGTTCATCAACAGTTTCATGAAACTCTTCGTTATTCTTTTTAATTTTATAAACCTTATTAAAATTACTAAATATCCATCCTACTATATTAATTAGTCCTAGACCTATAACAATAACAAGCCCCGCGTTATCATACAACCATTCCATACTACATCGCACCTCACCCTTTCGATTTATACTCTTAGTCTTGAAGAACTAGGAGAGAAGTGGTATAATAAATACACCACTAGTTGGTAACGATGGGTTTATTGATCTCCCAAAATTTCATACG